TATTCTAGAATCTTCTTGATTGTTTAATGATTGTTGTTGTAACTCAGCATTACCAATTGCTTTATTTTGTTGTAATTGAGAACCTAAAAGATTACTCATCATTGCACCACTTGAAGGAGAGGTTTCTCTTATAGTGTCTCTAGTTGCATTACTTTGTGAATCAATATCTCTTTTAACTTGATTCATATTAATGTAATTAGGAGTAGCTTCAGTATTTACATCAAACATACCTAAATTCTTAGGTGTTGGTTTATTCATATAATCAATACCCATATTTAATAAGTTAGAAGCTAACGGAGCATATCTAGCATTAGTTAATGAGTTACTATCACCATCTGTATTAATCGTAGAATCTGTTTGAGATGGAGCTGGTGGCCCCATTACCTTATTTTTTTGACCAAAATTTGGCATATCACTAAAATCACCATCATCTTGTTTTTTTCTTTTTTCTTTTTCTTGTTGTGTACGTAATATATCATTAGGATTAACGTCTGGTATATTCCCTTTACCCGAAGATTCAAATAAAGCATCTTCATCTACTGACATGTTATCAAAATAAAAATTATTAGCTTGTTGGGATATATCATTCCAATTAATATCTGCTGGTTTAAAACCACCAACAGCCATTTGTTGTTGCATTTGTTGACCTTGTGGTTGGTCTATACCTTCTACTTGTTTAAATGCTTCTTGAGCTTTCTTTAAGTTTTCTACTTCTCTTTCATAACCTCTTTTAGATATAACATCATTTTGATAATCTCCATCATTAAACATTTTAGAAACTTCAGCAAATGATTTACCAATAGCTTTTTTAGGTAAGTTAAATTCTTCTTGAAGTTTTTTATTTACTTTCAACCTATCTGAAAATATATAATCTTTATCTCTAGTTTCACCTTCTTCTACAGATGCGTTACCACCAATAGGTATTCCACCATTAGGGTTTTGTTCGTGTGTACCACCTGCGTTATATTCTGTAAGACTTCCTCCGTTTGCCATCAATAATGGAGCAGCCACACCATCTACTAAATCAGCTCCTTGTGCAGCAGAACCTATAATTTCAGCTCCTTCGGTTGCCGCCAATAATGGAGCAGCGATACTACCTAATTGTGAAACCATATTAGTAACACCACTTTTATCACCAGCAGCAGAACCTATGTCACCTACTAAATCAGCTCCTTCTATTAAATTAGTTTGCATACCTGGAATTAAACCAGTAGCAGTTGCAACACTAGAACCTATAATTTCAGCTGTGTTATCGTTTGCTCCTAATCCTTTAGAAAGAGCTTTAACTCCATTATTAATTAATGAACCAAACATATAAGGGTCTTGGTCTAATTTCTTTTTGTATTTATATTTCATATTATTTTTTTATATAAGTTATACAAAACTAGCAGGTCTTGGTTGATAAGAAACTATTATGTCTTGCATACTAAATTTATTTCCTGTATTTAAATATTCTAAAGTTAAATAACAGTACTGACTCATTATTCTATTTCTAGAATTTTCTTCTCTAGGTATATCTACTCTCCATTCTCTAAACTTACGTTTTATATTAGGAGATACAGTATTAGAATCTTGATGGTCGTTATATACTCTTATTTTACTTGGTTTTTCATTGTTAATAGTATTAAATAAAATATTATCAAATCTATTATTTATATAATTAGGATTAACAATAAATGTTATTTTTGAATTTAAATAATTTCCAAAGTAATGTCCAATTAATCCTTCTTTTGTTTTATATATTTTATTTAAATTACTATCTACTAAATAAATATTATTCTGTATATTAATTGCATGATTAAATGAATAATCATAAATGGTATGAAAACCATTTAACAAGTGTGAAAAAGTTATTGTTTCATTTTTAGCTTCTGAGTACAATAGTGAAAGATAACATTCCTTTAATTCATTATCATAATACATTTGAACACCTGTATTTTTTAACGGGTTATCTATAATTAAATCACTCTGTATTAAGTTCTTACGTAAATAAGAATGTAATCCATTTATATCAGAAAGTGGTTTTTCACCTCCTTGTAGTGAAGATATCTTTTTATTTAGTAAATCTAAGTATATTAAACCGTAAGGAGTTTTAATAACACCAAATTGATTTACACTACCACTAGAAGTAGTTAAATATTGATAGTCATAAAGTTTAGTACCTCTACCAAGTTCAATACTTATATTATCTTGTGATTGTGTTTGTACTCTAGGATTAATTAGTAGTTGACATATTGCTTCTGGTTGAAATACAAACAACTGGTCTCTATCTTCATATATACCAGTAATTGAATCATAACTACCATTAATATCTAAATAGTTATTTTCTCTATATTGTAACCATGAATCTTTTTGTTCTCCGTTTATTTTAATATCAGAAGCAAGTATTCTATTATCATACTTTGTTAATTCTTGATAATTCAAAGGTTTATTAATACCTATTTCATATTGCTTTTGTTTATTATAAACATCTAGAGGTTCTTTGTAATCTTCAAATTTTGTAAAGATTTTTTTAAGTTCAACTTCTCTAAAGTTCTCTTCATCATAACGTAAATCTAAATTAATATTACTTTCTATAGGAAGAAATAAAACTTCTTTAGAAGTAAAGTCGTCTAGTTTGTCAGGTGTTGAAGAAGCTTCTTTTGATATATGATTCCAAAAACCTAAATAAGTATCACCATTATAAAACTCTGTAGTAGAAGTATTAATATCATTTAAATCACTAACTACTACTGGTCTGTTTTTTTGTTTTGCTTCATAAGTATTACCACCATATTGATTAGTTAATACTCTTTTATAATCAGCTATAATAAATTTACCTATACTAGTTTTAGTAATATTGTTACCAATTCTATCTTCTAAACTTTCATTAGGTATACCATAATAAGAAATATTAAAAGTAATATTTTTGTTTGTATTGTTTTTAAATTTCTTACTTGTGTTATTACTATACTTAGCATTAATATAACTAGTGTTGTGATATTCTGTAATACCTGCACCATTATCGTAAGAATTTAAGCTACCATTATTTGCAGATACGTCATTATCTGAAAAAGAAGGGTCACCTAATACTGGTATTTTAGTAATGTTATTAACACTTAATGTACCACCTTTTCTAAGTCCTGTATATCTAATTATATCAATAGAGTCCTGTATAGGTAATATACTGCTATTAGATTTAGCATTGGTCATAAGAAATTCATTATTAGGACCCTTAACAGGATTATCATTTGTACCAATACCAGAACCATCATCTGATTTAGATGTAACATAAAAAGCGGTAGAATAATTTTCAATACCACCAACAATGTTAATAAAATTACCTTGTGATAAATCTACATCTTCATTTATTTCAGGTGAATGTAATTGACATATTTGAGAAAATTGTGTATAATTTTCACCTACTGTTGAAATTAATTCTAGGTTTTTTAAGTTTTCTTGGTCTTTAAAAGTTCTACCAAATTCTTTAAAATTACTATTGTTATGTAAAGTTCTAGTAAACGCAGAAGCTTGTAGTCTACCTGAATAAGCAGGAGCACCAGATGCATTATCATTTGCTGGTGCAAATATCATAGTATTAATAACACCTTGTGTTATAATAGTTCTATCATCTTTATTTCTAACTTCTCTAAGTATTTCCCAACTAGTCGCATTAGAAGGTGCATTTTTTAAGGTAGTTTTAATACCAATTGATTTAAAAAACACTTCATCATTTACCTCACTAGTTAAAGGAAATAAATCTTGATTTGGTGTTTTAATATCAGCTATCCATTTAACAAAAGAAGACTGACCTTTATTATTTTTAAATCTTATAAAATACCTATATACCTCATCTCTCTTTAATGATTTATTTTTAAAAGAGTCTACTCTAACATTTGATTGACCATTAGGTGTTGAATAACCTAAAGCAGCATTTGAATCAGGTTTAAATGTTTTAGTTACAAATTCTAATTTTACATTAGGGCCTTCAGCACCAAATGTTGTACCATCAAATTGATATTGATATTTATCATAATTTGTATCACCTACGTTAGTTTTTAATGTAGGATTAATACAGTCGTGTTCTTCATCAATAGTTTGGTTTAATGAAGTTACTGTTATATCTGGTTTAGTATTATCTTGTATTAAAGCTTGAGAAGTATTATCAAAAGAATATGCTCTAGCATCAAAATCAACATCATATTTATCATATGTTATATTTACTGGAAACATACTATTATCTTTAACTTCAAAATCTTTACATTTAAATGGGTCTGAACCAATCAGTAATATATTTTCTAAAGTTGTTGAAGATTGAGATAAATTATTATCATCTATAAACTCAAAAATACTGTCATTAATATTTTCTTCTATTATTAAAGATACTTCAGGTAATGATTCTTCTGTTGCATAATATAAACGATAAACGTTTATTAACTTGAACTTTTCATTTATATTATCTATTCTTATTTTAAAAGCCTTATTTATAATTTCATTTGCTTCACCACCACTAAAGTTTTTAGCAACAGTAAACATTTCAGACAACGGTGCTATTTTACTTTCAGCACCATTTAAATCATATAAGTTATAAGCATACTGTACAAAACCAGGTTTAAAGTTACCACCTAATACAGTTTCTACATATTTAGGTTTTGTAAAAGTTACATCAGGAAATGCATCTATTTGGCTTATAGGTGTATTAACAACATCTGTAGCTGCAATATTTATAAATCTAAAATAGTTGTTAAAATCTGTAAAGTATATTTTTTTAATTGAATCATTTTCATAATGTCCAATAATCTTACGTATTGGAAAATTGTCTGAAAAATTAAAATCATTATAATATATTAATTGTAATTGTTCGTTTACCAATTTCCAAATTTGTATATAACTACCTTCATATGTAAACACATACAATTCATCACGTATCTCACAAAATTTAAGTAATTTCAAATTAGATAAGTCAGGTAAATCAAAAAGTTCATTTAATGTATATGATAAATTTTGTACTACTGAGTTATTTAATAATACTTGAAAAAGACCTTGTGATGCATTAAGTGATACATTTCTTATAGAAGGTATATCACATATAAATCTAGTACCTTTTTCATTACTAATACTTAATGCTTGTTGTGAGTCATTAGCTATAATGCGAAAATTCCTAAGTTCAAATACGTTATCATTTGGGTATTTGTTAGGAGATAAATCTTTATTTAGTTTTCCAGGTACTAATTGATGTTTCATCTTGGATTAGTTTTAAATCTTTGTGCTACACTTTCATTTTTAAAAAACTTACTATGACTTAAACCATCACTAATTAAACGCATATAACTATTTTTAATAGCTTCCATTTTATCTAGACTTGGTAATTTAGCTTTAGTTTGTGCTTGTGCTATATACCAATCTCTATTTTGCTCTATATCTTTATATTTGTTTGAAGTAATTTTATCTACTAAATAAAGCTTTTGTGCAACTTTATATAATATGTGATAGTAAACAGCGTTTCTATAACTTACATTGTTAACTATTAAAGGATAACCTTTATCGTCTACAGGTAAACCTTGATAACTAATTTCAAGATTTAACTTTTTAATATTTGTAAAAATATAATCATTTTGGATTTTATATCTAAGAATAGTATTTTTTTTATCTCTAGTTGTATCATTAGATAAATGAAACGTGTCAGTAGAATATACTAAAGCTACTTCAGTATCATAATCTCTTACTTGATTTACTTCTAATATATCACAAGGAAGTAATCCTCTAAAATCATCTACTTCTACTTTAGCTGTTTTTTCATATACATTTTCTACAGACGCTATAAATTCTAAAGCATCACCAGCAGCATCTACTAAAAATGTAAAAGGTATTTCTGACAAATCAAAAATACTTGCTACTTGTTCTATAATGTTATATACTGAAACATAACCTTGACCATTATCCATTTTAATTTTATTTAGTTAAAACAAGTTATAAAAGTCTACTGTACCATTTTCTATAGCTGTTTTAAGTTTTAATTTATTTGTTCTAGTTGGTTTAAATTTATAAAACTTTTTATTTGTGTAATTAGCCATACCTTTTATGTAAATGTAACGGTAAACTTCTTTGTTTTTATTTATATGTCGTATTAATTTTTTTTCTTTTTTAGATTCTTCATCTTCTTCCCATAACTTTAATGTACTATTCCAATCTACTGGAAAATTTGATACTAGTTTTCCATCTATTATTTTTACTTTTTGTACATACTTTCTAATACACAAAGACCCTAATCTATAGGGTAATTGGTATTCATCATTTTTATGAATCATATTATTAATCATAAGACTAAATAATGATTTTAAAAAATTACTATATTGTGTTCGAGTAACATAAAAACTACTTTCTTTATTTTCACAATTATTATTTATATAATACTTGTATTGTTCAGGTAGATTTATATCACTCTTAATTTTTTCTTTACTTTTTCCTTGTCTTGCGGGCATATATTTCTTTTACATACAATTGGATAATCCAACAGTTACTGGGATTCACCATCATTTTGTTTATCTTCAGGAATGCTAAGTTTATTAATAAATGTATTTACAACTTGTTCTTTAATATATGCAAAAGCATATTGTTTAATTGGATATTCAAAAGTCTCTAAATCAAAACAGTCTGTAGATACTGTATCACCACAATTTACAAATGTCTTTATATCTAAAGGATTTTCTAATATCATTTGTACAATTACAGTATTTATAAATTTAGCTAACTTATTACTAACTTTTAAATATAAATAACCGTCTGTGTTTACAGATACAAACACTTCATTTTTACTATATCTACTGTTACCTGAATATATAAAGTTAGTCCAGTTAACTAGACTAAATTGTTTACTACTAATATTTGTAGAACTAACACCAAGTATTGCGTTTTTGTGATGTAGTTCTATTGACTTAGGTAAGGGATTAACACTTCTAATAATGGTGCAATCTGTTGTAGAGCATAAATCTTCTGAAGATTCTTGTAACTTAACATATAAATTTTGTTTAATGTCCTCATCTATAATTCTATTTCTTTGATTATATTGATTTCTGTAAAATAAAGAACGCTGTATATTAATGTTAAAGATTATCTCTCTATCATCTATATTACTATCGTCAATAGTTTGACGTAGTTGTTCTCTTATTGAATATATAATTTCATTATACAACATAAACTTTATATTTTAGTAACAGCATGAGTAACAATAGCGTTAAAGGAAAAACCTAATATTTGTACATGACTAGAGTTTTTTAATATTTTTTTAATATCCATTTTAATTTTTTAATTAATCTATTATACTAAAGGGTTATCAAATAACCTTGGTAAGTTGTTTCTATTTTCAAAACTATAATAACCTGCTACTGAAGTAAAACCTAAATCTTCTGAATATTGGTTTCCTGTGAATATAGAAGGGTTAATATAAGCTCTGTATTTTTTATCATCTGCTACTATTTGTGTACTTCTTTCTTTTTTACCTCTTGTATGTAAGTGTCCTGAAAGTACTACACTAAAGCAATCACCTTTTTTATGTGCTAGTATAATATCAGCAACATCACCTTTAGCAAATATTTTATCACCATGATGTAATATATAATTAATATTATCAATCACAACAGAAAGTACTCTTGAGTGAAATTGAATTTTCATTTTCTTAGATAAAAAATAAGCTATTATTTTAGCAATATCTCCATCTTGGTCTTCTTTGTTATTTGAAGTAATTCTATCATGATTACCTGCTACCAAATAAACACATTCAAGATTTTGAATACTTTCTAAAAAACCTATAATTAACTCATAAGCTAAAATCAAAACATTAGCACCATGCAGCTCTAAAGACTTCCAAGAGTTTATATGATTTAAACCAGTAAAACTTTCGATTAAATCACCAAGAATAAAAATATGATTTTCTTTATTATTTTCAGCATTAATTTCTTGTGCTACCTGATTTAGTTTTTTAGCAATAATTGTAATATCATAATCAGGTGTATTAATTAAATCTTTAACATGTGCTCCAATATGTAAGTCAGCTAAAGAATGTACTTTAATTCCAGAACAATCACTTTTTATATGAACACGTTTTGCTCTGCTATCACTATATTCTTGTAATTTTTCAATTGCTGAATCTAAATGTGAAGTAACTTCTGGATTTTCTTTTCTTTTATAAGAATATAACATTCTACCATCAGCACCTTGCCACATTGACTTAACTTCAAAACCATCTGGTATTTCATCTGGTTCTTTATTGTATGTAATTTCTTCTACATCTTCTGAATTAAATTTTCTTAACGCTTCTGCACAATCTTCTATTGTAGCATCTTGGTTTACAACACCTTTAGAAAGTACAATTTCAAATAATCGTTTTTTACCTTCTTTACGATATCCTTGTTTTTCGTTTAAAAATTCTAAAATCTTTTCAATATTAGTCATAACTATTTTTTTATAAAACAGAATGTTTTAAATCATTGTTTGATTTTACTATCTTATTTGATTATTTTAACCATTTGACGGTCATCTTCTGGATTATATGCTACATGAATCCAAGAATAATCATATTCATTTATAAGTTCTGTAAAAGGTAATTCATTTTTTATATAATGAAATAAGGATTTATTATCTTCAACCCAAACATCATTTTTTTTTAAATACAATTCACAATCAGCTGCAAAACCAAAATAATGAAAACTTCTAGTAGAACTACCAACAGCTTCAGAAAGTTTTCTGTTACGATAACCTGAAGTTATTTTAATAAAAGCTTCATCGAATTCTACATTAAAATAATCTCTTGCTGGTTGTAATACTTTTTCACACAATGTCTTTAGTCTTTGTATATGAATATCGTTAGGTTTGTTTAAGATACCTAATTTTTTTGCTTTTTCTGAATAAGTAAATTCTGATAAAGTAAAATCTTTTGTTAATTTCATGACCAAAAAATTATACCACCAATTCTTACAGAATGGTAAACTATGAATACTTTACGTTTACTAACCTTACACTTTTCTAATATTTTCTTAAATATAATATCTGCTTGTTTTCTAGAAAGATTTAAATTAACTCTAACTCCTTTATAATAAACTTCTATATCTTTACTATTAACAGTTAAATTACCTTCTGGAAAATATATAGCATCGTGAACTAAAGCACCAGCTCTAAGTAAACCATCTTTAGTTAAACCAGTTAAAGTCCAAACAATACGTGGTACAGAAGCACCATCGTAAAGAAAACCTTTTTTAATTACAAAAGTATATATTTTATCACTTATTCTAATATCTATAGAATAATCTTGTTCTAACTTATATAAATTAGGACTTATTGGTTCATTATTAGGATGATTAATAACATCACTTATTATTTCTATGTCATACTGTGTTTTCATAATTATAATGCCTCTACAGCTGTTTTAATTGCGTTAATAGTTGTGTCTTTAGAGATGTTATAAAACATACCATCCATATTTATTTGAAAACCACCTAAATCAGTAGCGTTTGTTGCATCAATAGTTGCTGGATATTGAAATGCTGATTTAGTAGCTACATTATTTAATGAATCATTAGCGTTAGCAGTACTTCTAAATGAAGTAAAACTTAAAGCGTAATCGTCAGCTGTTGCTACTGTACACAACTGTCTATATAAACTAAGTAAAGTTAAAGATGTGTTTAAAGGTGAACTACCAGTATCTAAATCATTTAATGTAGATATTTTAATAGTACCATCTGTATTAA